GGTCCTAGGTGACATCTTACTAGTCTCAGGATTGATTGCACGACTTCCTCAGATATAAAAAGCGTTGAAGATTGGGACTCTGAAGCATAGTTCTTGTCGTCTTCTTGACATTTTTGCACCAGTCTTGCAACAGTATAAGGATGCATTGGATCATAATGAAAAGAGTCTTCTCCATCTAGCTTAATACCTTTAGTAACATCGTGCAATATGCAAGCTGCAAATACTATGTCCGTATCTTCTCTAGATAGGGAGTATGATTCACACATTATCTTTGCTGCTCTAACAACTCTTTTTGTGTGAAGAACATTGCCACCATAGTTGTGCTCATCAGCTGGATGGTACTTACCAGAAAAACTAGATGGTATAGACCAAAAGCTAGAAGCTCTTAAGAGTATAGCTCTTACGAAAGACTTTATAGACTCATCAAATATATAATTAATTTCATCTAAGATTGGCTGGAGTATTTTGTCTTCATCTTTTTTAGGTATAACACTATTATTTTCTGATAATATTTCATCAAGTATATTATTTGACATTTGTTTGTCCATCCTTTTTTGTACTTACATTCCACTTAGAACAAACTGCATCATGTGGACATGAGGTGCAGTATGAAATCATACCTCTTCTTGGCAAGAATAATTTATCCTCAAAAAGCGTAGAGCACCACGCATCTACTGTTTCAAGATCTTCTTTCTTGCTTTCAAACTTAGTAAAGTTAGACTTAGGATTTAAAAGATCATAGTAACCAAACTCTGTTATGTCTATTTTGTTTCCATACTTACTAAAATAGCTCATGTTCATTACCGCAAAGTCTGTTGAATACAGATATTGTTTTTTAAACTTTATATTAAAAACCCATTTAACTACATATATTTTTTTATTGTAGTAATAAATCAAATCAAACTTGTCAGTTATAGCAACCTTGTTGTTGACTGGTATTATAAACTCTTCGTCGATTGCAATAGGTATGATTCCACTGTCTGAAAAGTTTTCTGATATAGCCAATAAAGCTGAAGCAGCTCTGCTGGTAAGACTTGCATTATTGCCATAGAAACTTTCGTGTTGTTCGTGTGTTATATCATATGCAGTAGTGCCCTTGGGGTACCATATCTTCTCCCACCTATTCAATAAAGAAGCATAAGAGGGTACTGATCCTGATTGTTTTTTGTAAAAAAAGAAATTAACAATACTCTTTAAAGCATTCTCATACTTTATGTAAGTTAGATCTCTCCCGCCTATTTTTTCGGTAAGCTTGTCTACATACCTATAGTCATATAGTCTTCCGCACAACTGGTAATCTTTTAATTCTTTAACTGTTAGTTTTAACATAACTTCCTAAATAACGCTCATTGAATCAGCTAGATCGCTGACATCAAAACCTAAATCTTGATTGTAACTCTTTTGGGTAATTGCTTCATATTCTTCATATGTTTTTCTTTCGTCTACATATTTTACCAGAGGAGAATCATATACAAAAGTAGATCCTGTAATTCTATTTTTTGGTATCTGAAGTTGCATTACATTTTCATCTTCTGAGTCATCACCACTAACTAACTTTTTATCTGTGATAAATATTGTAACCGCACACTTTTGTTGTATGGCTAATGAACCACCTGTATCAGATTGTTGAACTACTTCTCTCTTTTCTTTCATTCTATTTGAGTTTTCTTGGGCAGTAATAATTAGAACGCAGTTCATGTCTCTTGCTAGCTTCTCCAAGCGAACCATCATTTCTTCAAATTCACCCCAACGAGGTTTTCCTTTTCCACCCTTTGTAAACATAGACTGGATAGTATCTATAACAATCACATCTGGAATGCGATCGGCACTTCCCATGATATCTCTAAGCCATCTTTCTAAGTCCTCAAAATAAGGAGTGTCTGGGTCATGTCTTACCATGAATCTATCACCCCATTGGTCTAACTTATCTCTAAAAATTTTAAGATACTTATTTTTTTGCTCTTCATTCCAAGTGCCAGACTCTTTGTAAACATTCTTACCAATTATTTGAGTCATTAAAACTCTTTCCCAGTGGGAAATTGCTTCTTCAAAGTTTACGTAGAGAACTCTATAGCCTGTGTCTGCCCAATGATTGATCAGACACTTTGCGAATGTGCTCTTTCCTTTTCCTGAGCCTGCAATTATCGCATGTACTGCACCCTTAAAGAAACCGCCCTCATCAGTATAACCCATAGCTCTATTTAAAGATTTGTATTGTGTCGGCAAAAAGTTTGGTATTTCAAGTAAATCTTCTGCTCTCTTGGATATGTCGTTAGCAGTTGTAACGTTATCTAAAGGATTGTAATTTAACTCACCTTCAAGATCTTTGATGTCGGAAGTAATTTGAGATATTCGAAATATATCTTTTTCATTTTTTTCACCTTTTTGAGTAATTAAAATCTGGAGCTCCTGCAGAGAGTCCAATTGCTTTCTCTTATTGGCTTTATGTTTTATTAACTTAGTAATAGACTCAGGAGTAGACAACTCTATGGACATTAGAATATCCATCATTATTCCAACACCAGAAGCTCCACCTAATGCAGAATAGATATCAGTCTCGGAATCTAGCCATACCTTAAAAGCTATAGGGTCTACTACGTTTAGCTTTGTGGTGTGGTGATAAGCAAGGAGCGCTTTATAGAACTCATTTATCCCAGTCTGACCATGTATTGTTCCCACTATATCTTCAGGAAGGAAAGCGTCGAAAAAGATTATTGCATCTTTTTCTCTAAGTGAAAGAGCAAATATTTGATACTCGACTGGGAATTCTTTATCTTTTTGTTCCGTATCTAGCTCAGGTTCCATCTTGTTTTCTTTTTTCCTTTATTTTTTTATAATAAGCTTTTCTACTTTCAGAGTTTTTTTTCTTTGACTCTAAGTAAAATTGATTATTTTTTAGTGTTCTTTTTTCAACACGTACTGGCATATCTGGTGCGTTTTTTATTGCTTGCAACATTCTATCATATACGGATTCTTCTGATAGGTTGTCGTTGTATCTAAAAACGATAAGAGCTATGCCTAACTCTTTGCACATTTGCATCTTTTTTTCATCTCTTTTTTGAGCTTCTTCAAACTCATATATTGTATTGAAAAATCTTTGAGTGTAAAAAAAATGCTGTCTACCATGATACTCTGCAGCAAGATTATATTTTGGGCAGTATACATCTAACCTAAGTTTATCACCTAAGTGATGCTCATTAACAATTTCTTCTCCTGGTAAAAGTTTTTTCATAACTAGAGTCAAGGCCGTTTGACCTCTTGACATCTTTTTATTTTTTTCTTTTATCCAAGAAAGACCTAGTTGTTTTATTCTTTTATTTAAGTTAGCAACTGAAAAAGATAGTTCTGATGCTATCTGAGTTAAAGATAAATTACTTTCAAACAAAAGATCTTTAAGAAACTCATCATCGTCTTGGTGTTCTTCCCAATTTTTCTTCAAGTCCACCCTCTTTATTTCTATCAAATGCTCGTGCTACAGTTAGTGTTTTCCCAAGGTCTAAAATTGACATCTTTGTTTTTTCCCAAAGCTTGGGAGCTAAAGCAGAAGCAAACATGGGGCAATCTAGTACGCACATTTGATATTCGTTATCAAACTCAGAAACTTGAGCTATTATTGAATCTATCTTATCATAAAAATCATTATATGGGACTTGTATGAATGCAGAGTCTTTAGAGAAAAACTTTCCAATATTAGATTTATGCTGAAAAGAAATGACTAATACCTTATTATGCTTAAAATAGTACTGCATGAACGTATTGAATATGTCATATTCTTGGTTGATATAATTTTCAAGAAAGCATGAGTCATAAAACACCTTATCTTTTAAGCCTACTTTACTAAGCTTGTCTTGCTGTGAATGGATAAAGTCAGGCTGTACTCCAGCAATGTATTGTGGATCATTAGAAGTGATACTAGTAAGTATTGACTGAACGAAATTCTTTGGTGGTTTTTTATCACCCTTGATATCCCCCAGTATAGAGAAGAATGAAGATCTTGTATATGATACAAAAGCAAATCTTTTTTTCTTCTCCATAAGTTCTGTTACCTTGATTATGGTTTCTTTAGTGTTATATGTTTTCATTTTAAATTCCAATTTACTAGTACGGGATTAGGATCTACAATAGACTCAATATGTTGTATGTTGTGGAACTCACCTTTATCTATGGACATATATCTTTTATGTTTAATTACTTTATCTTCATCTCTAGCATAACCAAGGTGTTGCATCACTAGACCTGAGTGAACCCAATAGTTTCTTTGATTCAACCATTCAACCACATAGGTTGGTTCAGAACCGCAGGCAAGCTTCTTGTCTAAGAATGTCCCACCATTTTTGTATCTAAAAATTCTAGAGCTATTATTAGGAGCCCATAATTTGTCAACCCTATACTGTGTTTCGTTCCACATATGATAGAACCTAACGTTCGCCACATCATAAGGGCTTGACTGTAAAACTTTTCTAATTTCTATGCCATCTTCATGGAAGAGCATTTCGTCGCAATCAATTGCAATTATCCAGTCACCTTCTTTAGCTACTGTCTCTAAGTTTTTCCAAGCATTGAGTCTTAGATGACCCTCATGCTTTTCA